AATCAGCTGGCAAAGCTGAAAACTATGAAAGGTTGATAGTTATGCATGTATTTACATTACCAGCTGAGGACTGGAATGAATTGAGTATTGATAAGCAGGTTATCCGACACCTGATATTAAAACACAGGAGTTTTGTGGATCACCTGATTACTCTTGAAGACTACTATGAGGGAAAACATAAGATCCTGAATGATAAGAACCGGGAGAACAAACTGGTATGCAACCATGCAAAGGATATTTCTGATACTGCCAGTTCATACTTTATCGGTAACCCGGTTACATATAAGGCACAGACAGATATCACAGACCTGACGGATAAGTTAGAATACGCCGGAGCAGATGAAGCTGACGGTGACAACGGTCTGGACTTATCTATTTTTGGCAGGGCTTATGAATACATCTACACCAAAAAAGATGAAACAGACCTGATGATAAAGAATTTGTCACCAGCGAATACCTTTGTTGTGTATGATGATACGATTGAGCAGAATGAACTGTTTGCTGTATATTACTATGCAAAACGTGATGATTCTGACCGGACAGATATAAAGTATATTGCTACTGTAGTTACGGAACATTATAAGTACATCCTGAATATTCAGAATATTGATGGTATTCAGCCCACCTATGAACAGGCTGAACCACATTATAAAGGTGAAGTTCCCATCATTGAGTATCTAAACAACAAGATGGGACTGGGTGATTTTGAACTTCAGATACCATTAATTGATGCATACAACGCATTAATGAGTGACCGTGTGACGGACAAGGAACAGTTTATTGATGCTATCCTTGCTATATATGGAACACTGTTATCAGATGGTGATGAGTATGACGAAGAAGGGAACAAGATCAGTGATTCTGCTGATGAAGCACAGAAAGAACTGAAGAAAAAGAAGATTCTGGAACTGCCTGACGGTACGAAAGCAGAGTATCTGACAAGAACCTTTGATGAAAACGGCGTTGAGATCCTGAAGAAAGCTATTGAGCAGGATATCCATAAGTTTTCGCATATCCCTTGTATGTCGGATGAGAGTTTTGGTGGTAATGTTTCAGGGGTGGCTATGGAATTTAAGCTGCTGGGGATGGAGAACATAACTAAGATTAAGACCCGGTATTACAAAAAGGGTCTGAGAAAGAGACTGAGAATATTTGCTAATTTTTATGCAAATAAGGGAATCAGTTTTGATGTTGCCGGTATTGTTCCTACATTTACCAGGGCATTACCGAAGAACCTGTTAGAGATTAGTCAGATTGTATCTAATCTGTGGGGTAAGGTTGGAAAGAAAACGTTACTGGCCCAGATTCCTTTTGTGGATGATCCAGAAGAAGAACTGAAGACTGTGGAGAAAGAAGCAGAAGATGATTTGAAACGGCAGCAGGAAATGTTTTCTATGACAGCAAACACACCACCGGATGATACAGATACATCTGATTCTGATTCTGATGAGCCTGATAGCAGTCAGGATGATAAAAAGGATCCTAAAAAGAAAGATGGAAAGGTAAATGAATAATGAACGATACTGGATAGATAGGGCAAACTATCTCATATATCATCATATGAGTGATGCTGAACAGACAGCGGATGAAATAGCCACGTTGTATAGAAAAGCGTATAAATGGCTGATATATGAGTCAAGAAAGATATTTGATAGGTATCAGAACAGTCACGGTTTGACAGAAGCAGAAGCAAGGCGGCTGATTAGTCAGTTACAGGGTTCTTCTTCATTGGAAGAACTGAAAAGACTGTTAGAGCAGGATGGCAGAAATCAGGAAATACTGGCACAGCTGGATGCACCAGCGTATCAGTTCAGAATTGACCGATTAAGACAGATACAGAATCAACTTGATATTGTGATGAACAATGTTTACCAGCAGGAAAAAATACTTGCTGGTGATTTTTTTGTGGATCTGGCGAATGATTCTTATTACAGACAGATTTATGAGATACAGCACAATACATCATATGCTTTCAGTTTTGCTCATATAGACAGGAAACAGATTGATAAAGTCATTTCTATACCTTGGAGTGGAAAACACTATTCTGAACGCCTGTGGAAGAACAGCAAAACACTGACAAAAGCAATTAAAGAAGAACTACTGATTGATCTGATTACTGGGCGGCCTGAAAATGAAGCTGTAAAAATTATTGCAAATAAATTTGACCAGGGGATTTTTGAAGCAAGGCGTTTGGTTCGCACAGAAGCAGCGTTTGTTTCCGGGGAACTGAATGCAGAAGCATATGAAGAATGTGATCTGCAAAAGTATCAGTTTCTTGCGACTTTGGACTTGCGTACATCTGAGGTATGTCGGTCACTGGATGGGAAAAGGTTTTTCCTGAAGGACAGGCAGGTTGGAAAGAACTATCCACCTATGCATCCGTGGTGTAGAAGTACCACTATTGCAGTCATATCAGAGGATGATATAAAAAAACTGAAAAGACGAGCACTGAACCCGGAAACGGGCAGAACTGAACTTGTTCCAGCTTCCATGACTTATGGTGAATGGTATAAAAAATATGTAAAAGATAACCCAAAAGCGAAAGGGCAGGAAAAGGCAATACAAAATAAGGCTTCTGACCAAGCGCAATATCAGAAGTATAAGAAATCGGGTATTGATGGTGTACCTGCATCATTTACAGGGTTCCAGAAACTAAAATACCAGGAGCCTGAGAAGTGGGAGCTGTTGAAGAAGGATTATAGAGAAAGGAAAAAACAATAATGAAATTTTCAGAAGCATTTAAACTCATGAAGCAGGGGGCTAAAGTAAAACTTCCGGGATGGGGTGGATTTTGGTATTGGGATGCAGAGAAAGAAACCATCATGATACAGTGCAGACCTCAGGATAGTGATACTCAGGGCGATTTACTTGACATCAGAGAAACCCAAAGAGTTGAATATACCACTATGAATATGCAGTCTAACGAATGGATTATTGCAGACGGAACAAACTGCCCGATTCTTGGTGGAGAAGCAACATTTTCCTTCGGAGAAGCAATTAAGTACCTGAAAAGAGGTATGAAAGTAGCGAGAAAAGGATGGAATGGAAAGAAACAGTACATTCAGCTTGCTACGGGAATCTCGTATAAAACTGCTGATGGTGTGATTGTAAATTGTGAACATGACGCAATTGGAAACATGGCAGTGGCTTTTGTCGGAACATCCGGTGTACAGATGGGATGGTTAGCGTCACAGGCTGATATGCTTGCAGAAGATTGGGTATTTGCAAAATAACAGAAAGGAGAAATACCAATGGTAAAAGTTAAATGTATTCAGAGATTTAATGATGTAACTCAGCCAGTTGAGAAGATGCAGCGTTTTCCAGGTGCAGTCTGGGAAGTAACAGAAGAAAGAGCGAAACATCTTGTGGCTGAAGGAGTGGTTGAAATTGTGACAGAGAAAACAACCACAGCAAAAGCACTTGAGAAGTAGAGACCTGAGGGTCTTTTTATTTTGTCTTTTTTCAGCAGACGTTAAAGAACTGTAAATCTAAGACGAATGACCCAGGCCCATCACGGGAATAGGTTGGGCGGAAAGGATAAATATGAGAAATAAAGTTTTTAGAGCACTTACACAGTGCAGATGCAAGGTTCCTATGAATTTACAGCTTTTTGCAGAAGGAGATGGTGCCGGTTCCGGTGATGATTCTGGTAACGGTGGTGGATCCGGTAGCGGTGAAGGTGATGATAGTGGGTCTGGTGATGATAAACCACAGTCATTTGATGATTTCCTGAAAGGGGAAGGGAACCAGGCAGAATTTGACAGAAGAGTCAACAAAGCAATTCATACTGCTGTTCAGAAAGCACAGGAAAAATGGGAAGCCCTGACAAACGATAAGTTGTCAGAAGCTGAAAAGCTGGCGAAAATGAACAAAGATGAAAAGGCGCAGTATATGCAGCAGAAAAAAGAAAAAGAACTTGCTGACAGAGAAGCAGCAATCACAAAGAGTGAGTTGAAAGCAGAAGCAAAAAATACACTTGCTGAAAAGAAACTTCCACCTTCTCTTGCTGATCTCCTTGTATATACAGACGCTGACAGCTGCAATAAATCCATTGCAACTGTAGAAAAGATTTTTCAGGAAGCTGTTGAAGCAGCAGTTCAGGAAAAATTAAAAGGCGGCGACCCTCAGAAGAAGGCACCGGAAGGTAACAAAGAACTGGAAGCGCAGGTTGAAAAATTAATGCGTGGATATTAAAGAAAAGGATAGGTGAAATATATGGCTATTAATACTTTAGCAACTGAAACCCTGTTTCAGCGTACTCTTGATAAGTTAGCTGTACAGGAAGCTGTAACTGGTTGGATGGATGCCAATGCAGGACAGGTTATTTACAGCGGTGGTAAAGAAGTAAAGATCCCGAAACTGTCTGTTCAGGGACTCGCAAACTATGACCGTGACAACGGGTATGTTATGGGTGGTGCTACTATGGCATACGAAACACTCACAATGACACAGGACAGAGGACGTAAATTCCAGCTTGACGCAATGGATATTGACGAAACTGGTTTTGTGACAACTGCCGCTGCGGTTATGGGAGAATTTCAGAGAGTGCACGTGGTACCTGAGATTGATGCATACCGTATTTCTAAGTTGGCATCTACTGCGGTCACTGCAAAAAAAGCAGGTATGGTAACTTATGGTTATACACCTGGAGCAGCAAACACATCTGCCCTCAGAAAAGCAAAAGAAGGTATCAAGGCTGTTCGTGATTGCGGATACAATGGTCCGCTCGTTATTATGGCAACCTCTGATTTCATTACTGAATTGGAACTGGAACTCGCTGGTAAGATTACAGCAATGACATTTTCTCAGGGTGGAATCAATACGCAGGTACCATCTATTGACGGTGTACCATTTATTTCTGTACCGTCAAACAGAATGTATTCTGCAATTACCCTGTATGACGGTAAAACAAAAGGTCAGGAAGCAGGTGGTTATATCAAAGGCACTACTGCAAAAGACATCAACTTTATCGTTACTGCAAGAACTACACCGATTGCGGTAACAAAACAGGACAAAATGAAAATCTTTACACCGGATCAGAACCAGGATGCAGATGCTTGGAAGATGAATTATCGTAGACATCATGATCTGTGGGTGCTTGAAAACAAGATTGATTCTGTATTTGTATCAATCAAAGACGCTGAGTGAGGAGATGTAAATGATTCTGATTAAGGAAAATGTTGAAAGAATCATTGATGATGATTCACAGGGAATTATTGACCAGCTGTTATTAGATGGCTGGTCAAAAGTCCCTGTTGTAACTGATTCCAAACCAAAAAGAAAAGGAAAAACAGAAAATGGGGTGAATGCGGATGGTAAGACCGTCTGATGTGCGTATTGTAGAGAAGTTGACAGGTGAACAGGATGAAGAACTGATTGCTGTTCTTCTTGATGATGCAGAATCTTTCGTATTGGCTTATACAATGCGTACAAAAATCATACAGCCACTTGAAAAGCCTGTTCGATCTTGCCGTGATTGCTCTAAATCGTATGGGGACAGAGGGTGAAAACAGTAGGTCAGAGGGTGGAGAAACCTATAACTTCAATGACGCACCGAAGCAGATTTTTGACACCCTTAATCGTTATCGTATTTGCCGGGTAGGTGGTAAGGTTTATGAGAATAAAAAGAAGTAGACTAAACACATTTTATCTGAAAAAGAGAATCCCAAAGAAAGATAAAGAGGGGTGTTCAACAGAAGAATGGGGAACAGGAGTCCCCTTTTTAGGGGAACAGTGGCCTGCATCTGGTAAAGTGCAGGTTCAGCAATATGGAGATAGACTGAACTATATACTGAACCTAAAACTTGATGGTGCATATCAGATTATAAGGGAAAAACAGGGTGCTTCTTTTGATTTCGGTAATGATTTGGTTTTCAGAGAACAGGATGGAATCTGTATTTTTGCTGATGAAGAATCTGATCCAGATTACCGAATCATTGCAATTAAACCTTACCGACAACTAAAGATGGAGTTGGAGAAGATATGAGTGATGATCTGATGCAGAAATTTTCAGGACTTGTTGATATGGCTGAAGGCGGTTTACAGTCAAAAGTACACGAACAGGCTTTACGCATTCAGGCACAAGCTAAAGAATTATGTCCTGTCCGAAGGTATGGTTCCGGGGGTGGATCATTAAGACAGTCAATCCATGTTAGTACAGAACGACAGGAAGACTTGATTCACAGTGAGATATACACCAATTCAGAGTATGCACCTTATGTTGAGTTTGGCACTGGCCCCACAGGACAAGCGCATCACAACGGTATATCCCCGGACGTTGACCCTGTATATTCCCAGTCGGGTTGGATGATACCAGCTGACGCAATGTCACCAGATGATGCTGAACAGTATGGTTTTGGTATCGCAAAAGGGAAAGACGGCGAAGTCATTGGATATTATACAAAAGGTCAGGTTGCGCAGCCTTTCATGTATCCTGCTTTTGCAGAATTGAGGGATGACGTAACACAAGAAATTAAAGCAGCACTCGAAAAAGATTTGAAAAAGGTGACAAGATGAAAAATGTAAAAGATCAGGTATATGCAGCACTTCTCACCGTTACGGAGAATGTGTCAGACACATATCCGAAAGACTGGGCGAACTTCCCAACTATTCAATATGTAGAAGAAAATAACAGCGTGTGGGAACGTACTGACAACGCTGAACAGAAGGCTAAGGTGTCATATAAAATTGATATATGGCACAACCAGAGCACATCTGATACAGCCCTTGCAGTTGATGTTGCTGTTTCTGCTTTAGGTCTGGTGAGAACCTATTGCGGTGATGCACCAGATCCAAGCGGATTGAAACATAAAGTAATGCGCTATGAAGGAATCATTGATATGAGTTCCGACATAGTGTA